TTAACATATATATTTATCTTTCCAATCCATGAATTCTAAATTAGCATTTATATCATATTTAGCATCATATACCTTTTTTACATATATCTCCTTAGCTTTATTTCTTCCCCAAGGTGTCCATCTTATTTTTCTTAAGGCTTTAAATTTTTCACACCTCACATGTCTGTAGGGCATATTAAGTACCTCTCCTATTTCACGTAAATTCATAGGCTTAGAATTATTCCATCCATAATGTAGTTTTAATATCTCCCTTTGCCGTAAAGTATTATGTTGCAACATTAATTCTTCAAGTTCTTGTCTTAACTGCTGTATATATATTTTTTCTTCTACATTTTCATAGGAATAATCTATATCTTTAATTGTATCTAGTAATTCATTTTCTTCATCTTCACCTATAGGAATATTAAGGCTTGTTTCTTCATTAGTATTCTTTTGATTTATAAATCTGCTTATTTTAGAATATATCCAATGTATAGCATAAGTTATAAAGTTAGCTTTCTTGGGATTATTAAAATCATATTTATTAGCGGCTATTATTAACCCTATGAATCCTTCCTGCTCCAAATCCTCTTTATCTATAGAATTAGTACCTTCTATATAAAATTTATTAACTAATTTATAAACTATACCTGTATTTTGTTCTATAAGTTTAGATAATGCTTGTCCATCTCCATTCTGATATAAATGTACTAGTTCCTCATTAGTCATACTAAAGCACCTCATTTAAAGATTTATTATTTCTTCTATTTGTTTTATCATTCTTTTCTCTCTTCTATATAAGGTACTCCTGGCTACATGAAATATATTAGCTAATTCTTTAGCACTTAATTTCTTTTTAAATTTAAGAAATATATACTTCTTATCTTCTTCACTTAAATATTTAAAAGCAAATTTAAAATCTATATACTTATGTTCTAGATCCATTATTTTTAACATTGCATCTACACGTTCTGTTATATTGCCTTTTTCTCTCTTTTCCTTTAACTCATCTATTCTATCTAAGTCCTTAAAGTACTGTTTTAAATCTATAGCCATAGTTACCTCCTTAATTGTTGTCCTCACATTTGATAGTTTTATCATCTGTGACAAATATATGTTCATTCCCCACAAACGGAGAAATATAATCACCGTATATAAGAACCATCATACTGTTGGACCTCATTAAATATTTTATTCCAGGTATCTGAATATCATTCAGTTGCTTATCTACTGTAACGTTTCAATACATTAGGCATATAGGTATCACCAAAACCGATACCTATTCCTTTCCCCAATAATCAACTATTCTTGGATTAATAGGACTCTCCAAACTTGGTGAATCTCTTTTTAGGGACTCGGAAAACTCGGATTCGTTCTTTTTTAGGGCTGCCGAAAGTGCCGAATACTTTCTTATCCCTTTTTAGGGACTACGAAATGTCCGCATACTTCTTTTAAAATGTAATTACTTATACAAGGATTTACAAGGATATTTTGCAACGCTCCTTCACTTTGAATTGAAGTTTTTTGAAGTAGCGTTGCATTTATTATACTTATTCGTTTGTTTTGGAAATAATCCAAAAGGGTGCAACCTTAACAAACCTTAACACCTTGACATTTCTCAACATGTTAGCAAATGTTAGCATTTAATAAATAAGAGCCTTGGAGCTTACTGCTCCTTAGCTCCTATACATTAAGCATATACCCCTTCTGCACTATTAACTAATTCATTTTCCATATAATTTTCTATCTTATCAATTATTTTATCTATGTCAGCTTCTTCTTTTACTTGTACATCTCCAAAACTTACATTAGGTTGTAAAGTTACAAAGTTTTGTATGCTTTCTTGCTCTGCTAAATCTCTCATCATTTGTAGATGTTCATTACTAACATCAATTTTATCATCTATATTTTTAAGATGTTTGTTACCCTTCTTTAAATTCTTGCTAGGATCAGCCATTCCTAAGGTTCCTGGTCCTTGTGCTTTATTCCACTCATCCATAATATTAGGTACAGGTTGATTTATACCTTGTCCTATTTTATCTAAACCAAACTTAGCTTTTACATCATCCAAAGTAGCATTTTTAATAAAATCCTGTCCTGATGCTTTGAATTTACTAAAATCAGCCCTATATTCTATTTCCTGTATTTGTTTTGTTTCAATTCCTAATAAGCCCCCAAAGAAACCTGATACTTTATTTATGCCTTTTATAGCTCCGTTTAAAATATTTATTACTGCATTAACAGCACATTGAGCTACATCTACTATATACCCAAATGCATCTGCAAAGGTTTTTCTAATTCCATTTGTAACAGCTCCAAAAGCTAGCATGGCACTTATTAAACCTATTATCAATCCAATTACTATGCCTATAGGATTCATTAACATTACTTTATTAAGTAAACTTTGCTTTAAAGCTCCTAATGATATGGCACCTGCTAACCGTAATTTTGCAAAAGTCAATCCATTAGTTAAGAAAGTCCATACTGCCATTAATCCATGAGCTATTGTTGTTAAAGCATTTGTTGTTAATATTACAGTATTATAAGTTCCCCAGGCGGCGGCAATGCCAAATATAATGGGTGATAGTGTCCATAATGTCATTCCTAAGTTTTCAACAATACTTATTAAAGATTCAAAACCCCATTTTGCTATATCTGCTCCAGATTGAATTAAATAAAATGCCCAAGTAGCTACATTAGCTATTATTGTAATACCTGCGTTTATTCCATCAAAGAATGGTTGGAAACTACCATTTCTAAATCCTTGATTTATTCTACTTAATATTGGTTTTACAGCATTTAATGCATTCTCTCCTGCTTGTGAAAATGCAGTTTCTATATTAGATTTTAAGTTATTCATTTGAGCAACTGCCGATTGATTAAATGCTTCCATAGCCTTATCCGTAGCACCTTTACTAGCTAACAACTTATTAAATTTGTTTATAAAATCATCCATACTGGTAGAAGCTTTTAATATTTCTGCGTCTGCTTTACCAAATCCAAATCTCTGCCTAACTGACATAAAATCTCCACTTAATGCTTCTTTAAGTGCAAATCCTGCACCCTCCAAACCTTGCGTTGGATCTAAAAAAGCTAATTTTTCAGCAGTTTTATTTAAAGACATAAGTTTATCCGTATTCTTAGTAAATTGAATAAAACTTCTTGTTATAGTATTAAATTCTTTTAATCCATATACACTTATATTTGCATATCTATTTAATTCTCCAAAGAAAGCTTTTCCTACATCCTTATTGCCTAACATACCTGAAATGGTAATTAATTGTTGTTCTAATTTAGCGGCTCCTCCTATAGTTAATTCTATTCCCTTTTTTATTGCTTGATATGTTAAGTAAGCTTTACCTAATCCCATAACCTTACTTAGTAATCTCTCTACTATATTTGTACCTTTATTAAATGCATTATTTAAATTGTTTTGCCCATTAGTTGCTTTATTTTGTGCATTGGTTAACTGATTAAATCCTACTGTTGTTCCTTGTGCTATGCCCCTTGTTGCATTTAAAGAACTAATCATATTACTATTTCTATTAGCCACTCTATTCATACTTAATTCAGTTGAATTTAATGCATTAGTAACTTGTTGTAGCGGTCTTGTCATCATATCAAACATCTTTAAACTAGTTGATACTGTTGCCATAGTTACCTCCTTTCTATTAATATTAGAACCTAAAAATACGTATAAAATTGTATTCTAGCTTTTCTTAATTCCTTTTCACTTTCTTTAATATACTTCTTTACACTTTTAGCTTTAATCTTCATTTCATTATTCATATTGCCTTTATTTAATTTCATAAATCTTTTATATCTCTTCTTTAATTCTTTTATTTCATTTTCCATACCAATTATTTCTCTTTGGATTTCTTCACGATTCATACTAATAAAATCACTTCCTGCTAATATCTTTTATATAAAGAGCCATAGAAGCATTTAGCCCTATAGCTCTTTACTCAATTAAGGTGTTGTTGTGGATATTGGATGATAATACAATGCATCTTTTTTATTATTTAAAACAAAAGCATCATAATAAACTCTACCTTCTATTAAATAGCCACTTATACCTTGAGGATTATCATGTATTTTATATTCTGCTAGTTTAACAGGTGAACAAGTAGCAGATGGATGTCCTATTAAAAATCCCGCCTCTTTAGGCAATCTGTTAGATGGTACTTTTATAACTGGCATACCATCATACATAGCAACTATACCTTTTATCCTCATTTCTTGACCTATTTCAGTTTCCATTGTTATATCCTTTGAATTTTTCATAGTTTTATATATTTTGGGGGTTACTACTAAGAATCTTCCTTCTTGAGGTATTTCTTTGTCATCTAAAATTTCAGTACCAGTTGTTATTTTGTCATAAACATTATCCTTTGTAATAGCTACTGGTGTAGCTTTCGTCCCAGCTTCTTCACACATCTTTGCAAATCTATAAGTATCTATTTCAGGAACTACTACTTCCCTTAATTGTCTTTCTAATGCTTTTCCACTTTCAAGAGCCATAGCAGTTTCATCCATATCCATTCTATCTATTGCAAAAGTAAATGATCTATCTTTGGATAAAATCATTTCCTGTGTTGTAGTACTTAGATTTTCTATAACTCCATATCTGCTACCCTCTACAGTTTCCCTATTATAATCATTCATTTTAGCAGTATTTACTGAATAAACCTTTACTGCTTTACTTCCAGTAAAATCAAAATCAGTATTAATACATTGATTTGATTTACTAATTACTTTAAATTTTTCATCTACTGCTCCTGAATACTTCACTGCATAATCAATTGCCATATTAAATCACATTCCTCTCGTTTTTTATTTTATTTTTAATCCTTGTAGGAATGGATCACTAGAAGTTTTAGTTGATGTATCTACATCTACAGGTTTTATCCCACTAAATTTAATTGGTTTTCCCATTGCTGACTTAAGAGCCTTTTCTGCTATATCAACACTCTTTTTTAATTCATCTATATTTGAATAATTTAAAAGCCCCATAAGCTCACTTGGTAACTCTCTTTCTTTGAGAATTTCATAGGCTGTAATTTTAAGTTCTTTTTCGTTAATTTCCTTTTCCTTAATAGATAATTCTTTTTCTTTTTTATTAAGCTCATGCTGATATTTCTCTTCTGTAGACATTTTAGCAACCTTTTGAGCTTCTTCAAGTTTATCTTCAAATTCTTTTTCCCATTTGGAACGTTCTCTATCTAATCTTTTAGATATTATTTTATTTACATCTTCTTGAGTAAAAGATTTTTGAGTATCTTCTTTATTATCATTTTGAATATCTGTTGCATTCTCTTCCATTGATCCATTCTCATTTTCTACATTTTCCATTAATATTACCTCCTGTTTTACGCCTAGTCGGCTATGTTTTATTTGCTTATTTGTTACCCTCAATAAAGCTAAAGGTTTAAATTATACATTGAGCAGTTTTACGCCATACTTAGGGCTAGTGATATAAAAAATAAAAAGGCACGAGAACAACCTTCTCTTTTTTAAGAAAGTTAATTTCCCGTGCCATATCTTCATAGGCTTCCATAATACAATTCCTATTTAATAGGATTCGTTATCATGGGGTACTTAATTATTTATTTTTATCTTTATATTTATTATATCATGAAAAACACTCTAAATCAAATAATATCAGTACTTTAAGCTTATTTTTTATCTATATATTTAAGCCATGGTATCGCAGTTTTTAACTCCTTGGATATTAATTATTTATAGGTATTTCCCGCAGCGGGATAAAGTAATACTTTTGAAAAAGGGAATTTCTCATTATCATTTAAACGAGTCCAGAATTGGCTTCGTTAATTTCTTTTAATTCATTACCAATTAAATAAACTGAATAAGTACACCACTTTAATTTTTACTCATTTAATTACATTGACTTCCCCCATAACAAATAACTTTGCATCCCCTTAAATTTATTGATAAACATGTTTTAAATTATATAGTTACAAATAAATTGGACAAAGGTATAGCTCTTGGAGCTACTATGTTTATTTTTTATTGTAAAAGTACAAAAGGCAGTGCATATTACATTTGTAATTTGCATATGCATATCGATAAAGATTAAAAAGTGACCAAAAGCATATGCTTTTTAACCTATTTTAAATCACTTTTAAGCAGTGCTTTTGTTTATATATCCCTTCGACATTATGTCGAACCTACTACACGGGGTATTCCTTTCTAAAAAGGTGATATTCTATATTCCCCATTCTTCCTTTAACTTATTTAAAAATTTCATACCCTCTCCATTATCTTTTTTAATATCTGGATGAAGTTTCATAGCTGCAGCTTTATATATTGCTTTTAAATATTCCTTCTCTTCTTCTGTGTAGGTACTGCTATTATTTTTAAAGTAACTACTAAAATCATAATTACTGTAGTTACTATTAAAATTTTCATAATAACTACGTTCATATTCTTTTCTAGCTTCATATTGAGCTTTTATATTTTTAAGCATTTCCTCATTCCTTAAAGTTCCAAATACATCATAACAATAATCGTAAGTATCTTCTCCATAAGTTTTTTCAAAGTCAGCTTTATCTATTATATATCTTTGAATTATTTCAGTATGTTTTTTATTAGTTTTATATTCTTCTGTTTTATGAAATTCACTTTCAACTTTTTTTATTATTGGATCTAGTTTTTTATATACCATATTCCATAATTCATCTTCTGTTATATTCATCTCCTGAAGCTTTTCATTCAGCTTACTTTGAAAAATAAAATCTCCTGGCCATGATTCTAATAAATCATAATATCCCATGGTACATATTGACCACTGTTTCTTTTTAACCTTTCCATTCTCTCTATAGCTTTCATGTATACTTATCTTATAAGCTTTTCTGATAGGTCTTTCAAATCTTCCCCCTGTCCATTTATATGAATACTTTGTTTTAGTTTCTCCACCTATAGTCCATGTTGTAGAATCTACTTCTAAATTCTTAAATTCTCCAAACTCATTACACTTCTTATTCTCTATCTCTTGAATTACACAATACATTCTTTCACCTCTTTATCTTTAAGATAGTTGGTTTTAATACTATTACCCTTCGTCATTATGACGAACCCTTTATTTAAAATAATGTAGTTACTACATAACTTTACATAGTAACCACATATATTAATTTTATAAGTTCATTGTTTTTATTAACCTTTCTTTATTATTAAAAATATAATTCTCAACTAATTCCTCTGGAACCTCATCTATATGCTCTATTATATTGTTATCATCAGCAATTAAAGTTTTTCTATAAAATTTATTTGTATTTTCATCATTACAATACCAAATTTCTTTATTATCTACTGTTTCACCAAAAAGCATATTTAATTTTAGTTTTAACATATTAATTCCTCCATAATTCTTTTCTATTGATATACAAGTTGTCCATAATGTACAACTTCATAAAATTTTATCTATTGTTATAAAGTTTCTTCCATACCCTTAGTTCCCTTATATTAGGTTTAAGGTTATTACTCTTGCAATAATCTATATAAGCTAAAAATATTGGAACCGCCATAAGATCACCTCTTGAAATATCCTTCCAAAAGAGTTAAACTAAAATTGCGTATGATAGTTTGTTCCTCTTGGAATGGACTTTATTTTTTATTTTAGGTCTATATGGATTCTTCTGTATTGACCTTCGTTCTTATATTCCTTACTAACTTTAAGCACCTCAAAGTTTGTCTTAAGTTCTTGCAATAATCTTTCTTTTTCATTTTCCGTTGAATATATAGCTTTTATCTTAATCATTTACACCCTCCTTTGTTAGTTCTATTAAAGCAGCTTCTAGCACCATTAATAATTCTGAACTTGATAATTTTTCCGTTTCTTTGAGTAATTTATCCTTTAGATTGCTTTTCATCTATAAGCCTCCCTTTATATAAATGCTATTTCTATTCCAACCTTACTTAAATAATTGAGTTCAGTTACTCCTAAAATTAACCCTTCTTTAAACATTGCCTTTCCTTCAATCCCTGCAATAATATTATCTGTGTTTTCAAGTTTATCTAACATTTCATGAAATTCCTCTGGTAAAACTTCATATAACTTTTTTAATATATCCTCTCTTATGTTCCCATATTCCTTATACTCTTTTGCTAATTTAGGATTTTTATTTAATACACCAATAAAATTATCTGATGAATTATAATACTCTCTTTCTATAGCATTATTTACCAAGTATTTTACCAACTCTTTATTATCCATTGTTCTACACCTCTCAACGTTATTTAATAACTTATCTAGTTTCTTTAAAAACTCTTCTTCAAGCTCTAATATTTTTTTCACATCTTGTCCCCCCATTACTTAGTTTTATTTTTCCTTCTAATATTTGGCCTATGGTAACCTTTAGTGGCTTAGGAGCGTTCTTGTATTTATCTCCTACTCTTCTTATAACTACCTTTAAATCTTCTTTCATATAATCCCTCATTCTATAAACTAAATAGTGATTTTTCAGTAATTATTTGATATTTAGTATTGTAATATAGTTCTATTATGCCGGCTTCCCCATCACGATTTTTAGCTATTAATATTTCAAGTATTCCTGGCTTTCTACTTTCCCTATTTTCTCTTTCAGCATAATAATCATCCCTATATAAGAACACTATTTGGTCAGCGTCTTGTTCAATATTTCCACTATCCCTTAAATCAGATAACATAGGCCTTTTATTTTGTCTTTGCTCACAGGCTCTATTTAATTGAGATAGTATTACAACACATATATTTAACTCTTTAGCAATAGCCTTTAATTCATTACATATCTGCCCTATTTGGTCATTCCTCGAAGCTTTTAAATTATCCGGCTTTATTTTTCCTATATGGTCTATAAATATAATGTCAAGACCATATTTTATTTTTACTTTCTTGGCTTCGGCTCTTATTTCATTAATACTTAAATTAGGTTTTGCATTTATAAATATATTATCTTTATTCACTATTTCAGTAGCTTTCATAATTATGCGTTCAAAATCCTTATCGCTGTTTAATTTACCTCTTGCTAAGTCCTTTGAACTTAATAATACCTTTGGAGCTAATAGCCTAATACCTAACTTTTCCTTACTCATTTCTAACTCAAATAACATGGCTTTATATTCTTTTGGTAGCTTATTTAATATATTAAGTGTAAGAGCTGTTTTACCCATTGATGGTCTAGCAGCTATAACAAATAAATCTTGTCTAACAAATCCATTAGTGGCATTATCTAGTGGAATATAACCGGTTGTTATGCCCGATATTACCCCACCGTTTTTATAGCCATCTTCTATGGCTGATAACGTCCCTTCCATAAGCTCTGAACTGTTTACTGTTCTTTCCCCTTCTCCTTTTTCATTTATAAACATGAATGAAGTTTCAATCTTGTCAACAATACTTCCTACATCTGAACCTTTTTCCATTGCTGCTTCTAGTGCTTGGTAACAACTTTTTATAATTTGTCTTTTATCACTCATGCTTTTAATTAAATTTATATATGTTTTATAATTTGCAGCACTTATAGAGTAAGCCATAACCTGTGATAAGTAAGTTATTCCACCAATACTTTTAAGTAGTTCCTCACCCATGCTATTTGATAAGGTTATAACATCTAGTGGTATATTTTTAGTGTACAGCTCAAGCATTTTATTAAATATAACCTCGTTAGCTTTATCATAGAAGTCAATAGGCTTCAAGCTGCCTATTGCTTCTACCATTATGTCATTTTTATTGAAAATATTTGATAATAAAGCCATTTCAGCTTTTTTGTCATTTGGTAATGGTTGATTTATCATATATTCAACTCCTTCATTTAAATTTTTTATAACCATTCCATCCATCATTAATATTTTGATTATTATTGCACTGCTTATTTTTTTTATTTAATCCTGCTTTACAATTTACATAGGTTGTCCCATTGTTCAAGAACAATAATAGCTGCTGTATTCCAGTATCTCTTTGCTTTCTCTTTAAAAAATCAACTAAACGCCATTGATAAGTAAACAATTGTAAATTATAAACCTCTGCATAATTACTAATAGATTGTTTAATATCTTCTATAGTCATTTTTGTATCATCTTCTTTTTTTAACTTTAAAGCGTTATCTATTCCTTTTTTAATATCAGCGGTTAATTTTACAGCTTTTGCTATGCCTTTTTCTTCATGCTCTTTATTCCAGTGATTAAATATTTCTAAATACTTCTCTTCTGTTTTGTCATTTTCAGAATGACTATATATATTATTAGTATTTGTATTAGTATTTGTATTAGTATTTGTTGTACCCCTTTTATGGGGTAGGTGTTCTCCCTTTTCTGGGGTTGGTGTTACCTCTTTTATGGGGTAACCCTGTTCATGGGGCAACCCTATTGTTGGGGTAGGTGTAATATCACATTTAAACAAATAATATTTACATCCTATTCCTTTTAAGGTTTCTTTTTTTACATATCCTTTATCAATTAGAGATTTTATAATTCTTATTAAAGTATCATCTTTTTTTATTTTGCTCCTTTGCATTAATTGCTTATAGCTTGGATAAGCATACCCCTTTTCTTTGTTGTAATAACTAATTAATGCTATTAATAATGATTGCTCTTGTATGTTCAATTCCTCATTATCTAAAATTTGATTATCTATGTTTGTATAACTCATCTACATATCAACCACCTTCTTATTTAAAAATTACAGCAGGGGCTACATTTGCTTTTATAAGGTGGCAACAGTTGCTTCCCCTAACATTCACTTTCAAAATTTCCACTTAGAAAATTATTTAAGGCTTCTTCATTAATCAAATATCTTTTGCCTACTTTCACGGCCTTTAATCTATTTAGAGCTATAGCCCTGTATATGCTTGTCTTGCTTATCTTACCTTCTAATAAGTCATTTACTTCATCGACTGTATAAACAGTTACTACTGCCATAATCTTATCTCCCTTCTTCTCATTTATCATATTTGAAGCATGGCACTTCTTATGCTTTGCCTGTGTTGTCATTAGATATGACTTTTTAAGATAGGTCATCGGTTGTACATTAATCGAAAAATAATTCCTGCACTGGTGTTTCAAGTAGTTCTGATATTTTTTTCATTAAGCTTAATCTTATGTCATATTCTTCTTTTTCAATTTTTACTAAAGTTGCTTTAGAAATGCCCAACATCTTTGCAAAATCCTGTTGTTTTATACCTTTTTCTATTCTTTTCAACTTAATTTTCACTTTTATCACCTTCTTAACTGATATTTTAAATATCCATTACCTTTATTATAGATACTACTAATATCCATGTCAAGTATTTTTTAAATGAATATATACTTTTAATATCGGTTATGCTAATATTATACTTGGAGGTGATACTTTGAATATTGGAGATAGAATAAAAAGCTTAAGAAAAAATAATGGATTAACTCAATCTGATTTAGCCAATATGATAAAAAAGTCAACTATAACTATAAGAAAATATGAAAGTGGAGATATAACTCCACCTTTAGATGTTTTAAATAATATAGCTAAGGTTCTTGGAGTTACTGTTAATGATCTATTAGAATTTGATGTAAAATTAGAAAATGGTGTTACCGCTAGTTATTCTTTTAAAAACCGAATACCAAATATTGATAAAATTAAAGCCAAATCATTATCAGAAAACGAATTAGAAAAAAGACGTATAGCATACCTAAAAAAGCTTTATGAAGAAAATCCTAATGATAAAAAAATATCAACTATTTATAAAAAAATTAATTCTACTGGTGTCTTATCTGATGAAGATATAGAATTCATTGATAGCTATAAACAGGCTGAATATGTTAATAATGCCCTTGGTGGTGATTTACTAATTATTCCTAGCGATGCAGGTAAAACCTTCGATTTATTTAAACAATTACTTATTAGTTTTGGATATACCGAGGATGAAATTGCAGGAAATACTGCTTATTTATTTAAAAAGATAAAGGCTCAAATTGAATTAGAAATGAAAATGCTAGAAGATGAAAATAAGTAAATTGTAGCTACTAAACAATTACTCACAGTAACTACATAAAAAGTGAGGTGATACTATGGCCGTAACTGTAAGAGAATATTATTCTAAAAGACAAAAAAAGAAAACCTTTGGTTATGAAATAGATATTACTATGCAAGGGCAACGTATAAGAGAAGTTAAAAGAGGTTTTAATACTAAAACAGAGGCCAGGGAAGATGGAAAAAGAAGAGAACTAGAAATTAAAAAACAAGGAAAACAGGGTTATGATGTTAATGATATTATTTCTAAAGATAAAAACAAAATTACAGTAAAAGAATTATTAGAGCTATGGATACAAACTAAAAAAGCTAATGTAGCTCCTAAAACTTATTCATTTTATGAATTTTTTATTGACATGATTATAAAAGACTTAGGAAATATCAAGGCCATAAAGTTAAAAACTGAACACATAGAGGTAGAAGTTAATAAACTTTTAGAAGAAGGGCTAAGCTCTACAACTGCTGGACACTATTATACAGTTTTAAATATAGCTTATAATTGGGCTATTATTAGAGGTTATGTTATAAAAAATCCTTGTGCCTTAATGAAAAAACCTAAAAAAGCAAAAAATGAAATGCATGTTTATAATGAAGGTCAGCTTAATAAGTTGTTAAATAGAATTAAACATATGACTTGCTATATACCTGTAATGCTTTCATCCACTACTGGAATGAGATTGGGGGAGGTTTGTGGTCTTACTTGGGATTGTGTCAATCTAGAAAATGGATTTATAGAAGTAAAAAAGCAGCTACAGGATGATAAAGGCGAACTCCAATTAACTCAACTTAAAACTGATGGAAGTAGTAGAAAGGTTATATTATTAGACTATACCATAAACGCTCTTAAGGAATTAAAAGAAAAGCAGGAAGAAAATAAATCCTACCTGGGTGATGAATATTCTAAAATTGATTATGTAATATGTAAAAATAACGGTGAACCTTATGCTCCTTCTTATGTTAGTCGAAACTACAGAAGAGTTTTAAAGGAATATGGAATATGTGAAGAATTAAATATTCCCTACATAAGATTTCACGATTTAAGACACACTCATACCACTTTATTATTAAAAGCTAATGTCCATCCTAAGATAGTTTCTGATAGACTAGGTCACGCTAACATTAAAATAACATTAGATACTTATTCTCACATTCTCCCTGATATGCAGGAAGAAGCTGTTAAAAAACTAAATAATATGATTCATTTAGATTAA